TATCTATCACGATCCGCACGGGTCAACTCCAAGGCCAAGTTGGTTGTGATTGTTTTAGTAAATGAATATAATAAGTTGACAATTCGTTCATATTAGGATATCTTTATTTTAACAAAAGTGAAAAAAAGTCTTTGCTTTCATTGAAAAGTTAATATGTATGTGTCGGTCGTAGTAATAAATAAAGACTTATGGATCAATCCGACATAACATACATAATTGAACTTCTCAATGATTCCATTTCGGAAAAGGATTGGGATAAAGTTGATGAAGCTCGTGAGACGCTAAAAGAATTTTTAGATTCCGACGACTTCATGGAAGAAGAATAGAACACATGATTATATTTCTTTTGATTACGGGTCTAATTATCTCTATTGGATGTAATATCGCTTTGGTTATTTTGGTTAAAAATCTCCTTTTAAAACTAGGTGTATATGAAGATTGGATATTAGATACGCAGACTGATGTAATAAATACGCTTGAACAGATGCGTGCGATTGATCGGCAAGGGACATTTGCTACATCATTAAATGATAAAGGAGTTTTTGAATCGGATGATCAGGTTGGTGGAATTTTCAAGGAATTGATGGCTCTAGTCGAGAAATTAGAACAAAAAATTCAATGAAAATTAAACAAAAAGTTACACGTAAATTACAAACAGTTAAGAGGCGGTACAACAAAAAGCGAGTCAACGCAGGGCGTAAGCCGAGGAAAATAAAGATCGAGGCGCAAATCCTCCCGGCCCCATCGCCAAAGCCTCCCGCTAATGTTAAACCGCAGGAAGTTACAGTCGAAACTTCTCCAACATCTACAAAAAAACGCCGCCGAGGTAAAAACAATTCTCGCATGTATTTTACTCAGGAAACCGAGGATGCCATAGTGGCATATAATCAATGCGAAGATCAAACCATCCGTGAGAAAATCTTTAGTGATAAGATATTATATCCGCTTCAGAAATTAGTGGAGAATGTCTTTAATACTTTCAAGTTCTCTTATTTCGAGACTGGACCTCAAGATGTTCAGAAAGAATGCCTCACACATCTTGTCGCAAATATGCGCAAATTTGATCCATCTCGTTTAAGTAAGACCGACCCGAAAAAGAAAACTAAAGCATATTCCTATTTTTCTATTATTGCAAAGCATTATCTTATCCTTCTCAACAATACGAATTATAAGAAATTCAATCAAAATGTTGAAATTAGTGATGATAAAGATGAACATACCATTCAACTTCAAGCACACGATAAATACCACGATCAAGCTGAAATGGCGGATTTTATTAAGCTAATTGTAGAATTTTGGGAAAAAAATGCCGATAAGATCTTTACGAAGCAGCGGGATTTAAATATAGCAAATGCGGTGGTGGAATTATTCCGCAATTCGGATAGAATAGATGCGTTCAATAAAAAAGCTCTTTATTTATATATTAGAGAAATGGCCATGTGTAAAACTCAGCAAATTACCAAAGTTATTAATAAAATGAAGCAGTACCATGATAATATCCAAAAATCCTATATAGAAACCGGAGTTATTAATACTGAGCGTCACGCAATCGCATAAGTAATATACGTTACTTATTTTCAAAGAAATAAAATTTAAATTACCATAAATAGGTATGTCGCCTATTTATGTACATATGAAGATAACCGGAATTTACTATATAACTAACCTTTCACGGGGGGTAAGATGCATTATACGAGGAAGACGAGAATCTTATAAAGGATGGGAGGTTTGTTATGCCGTCTAATTTTGATTTTGAAGTTTGTGATGGATCAACTTTTCGTGATCTTTGTAAAGATATAATTGATAGAAGTGCCGCAAAAAAATGTCAACTTGACACCTTAATTTCAGATGTTCGCAGTCAAATTAAACAGGCCAACGATCTACAAGTATTTATTCCACGTATTAAAGAACTTCTTGAAATTGGTGTAAAAAATGACGAACAACTCATTAAATTAGCCGCAGTTCTTCAACGTTTGGAATCTACGCAAATAGAAGCAACGGGAGGGGATTCTACTGGATTAAGCGATGATGAGAAGGAACAGCTTATGCAAGCAAAATTGCGTGAGCTTGAAAATCTCAAGAATATCAAAAAAGACGTGGACGTTTCAATTTTTAACCATTAATTATATATGTCTTATTGGAAAGATGCACCAAAAAATACACGGACGTTAGATAGTTTTGGATTGTCTACAAATCATTCTGGGGGTGCCGTGTCTCCCCGTGAATTTTATGAAATGGAACAGGGCATTGTGCTTGACATAGTCCTAGATGAAACGCATCCCATTATTACTAATGGAGAATCCGGCCATACAAAAATTGACTCGGACAGGTGGCCCGAAGATTTTGCGGGAAATCCTCCACTGAGAACCGATGTGGATTATACGTGGATCGGAAGAGCTCTCGTTCGACCGCTTAATTCTGAAAAGGTTACCAATAAAGATCAGTTAATATGGGCATATCCAATAGAAGCTAATATTTCTGAATATCCTCTCATTAATGAAACGGTTGTATTAAGTCGTTACGGGGGTAAGCTATATTATATGCGAAAGCTCAATTATCATAATTGGCCAAATAATAATTTGGATTTCGCAATTGAGGGACAGACTTCCGGACGTTCTAATAATGTTTTATTTAGCGATGCTCCACTGACAGGCAATATGGAGTCCAAAACAAATTGGAAAGGCGATTCGGGATTTCACGGATTTGCTGGTCAGTATTTTGTTGCAAATAATAAAATTCGTACTGTTAAAAGATGGGAGGGTGATTTAACAATTGAAAGTCGGCATGGACAAAATATCATTTTTAAGGCATTTGATAAAACTCGCAATAATGACGGCGGGGACGCAAAATATGAAGATTATAAGAATTGTGGTAATCCGATGATTATTATTCGAAATCGTCAGCGCCCACTTCTAAAAGAAAATCAAACATTAAAATTGCGGCATAGTCCAAATCCTGCCACGGTTTCTGGCACTAAACACGAAAAGAATGTCGGGGGATATCTTGAAGAAAATATTAACCACGATGGATCATCCATCTATATTACCAGTGGGCTGACTATTAGCGAGTGGGTGACAACGTGTTTTAAAAGGATGTGGCACGATGAAAAGGATGAGGAAGTTTCCAAATTTAGGGGAAATAGTACATTCAAATATCCAAAGTTAAATGGCGATCAGATTGTAATTAATAGCGATAGATTGATTTTTTCTTCCAGATATGATGAAACGTTTCATTATTCCAAAAAACGATATGCGGTTGTTACAGACGATGAATATACGGTAGATGCTCATAAACAAATGGTATTTACTACTAATACGAAGACTGTGTTCAATTCTCCAGCAATTTATCTTGGACAATATGACGCAACCAATGAACCTGTATTGCTTGGACAAACCGCCGTCAATTGGTTGTATGAATTATGTAATTGGTTACTTGCACATACCCACTGGCATCATCACTCGCACGAAGATGCGGGCAAAGAGTCTCCTGAGCAGACACAATTGCCCGTTCAGGTCCAACAATTGCTTGCTTTGAGAGATAGATTGCACAAATTAATGAGTCGCCGTGTTTATGTTGTGGGTGGAGGACTTGAGCCCGGCCAAGACGGGGCAAGTATTCCTGAAGGACCCCCGCCGGTAAAAATTACGGTATATGACGACGGTACAGGAGTACCTGGCGAATTTAAAGGAGAAAACTATCGTCCCAATTAAGATATTAAGCGGACGTATGCCATATTTATATATATGAAGAAATCAGAACTCATACAATTTACGCAAATAATTGAACATCTCGTTAGAAAGGAAGTGCGTAAGCAGCTTCCAAGCATTATAGCCGAGACCTTTCAAAATATGATGGGTAATAAACAGGCCATAGTTGAACATATGAGTGCAACATCCAATTCGAGCGATGATAGTGGAGAGATGGCACGGCCATCTCAAAATATGGATGATTTTAAATTATCCATGAAAGAGCTATTCGCAGGCATTGGTCCGCAAGAATCGGCTGTGTCTGATTTGACAACTCCACGATCACAGTCACCCAAACATTATACAAATAATCCTGCGATTAATCAAATTTTGAATGAAACCGTTTCGGATTTAAGACAGCGAGACCGAATGGTGGGCGGGGCGGCGGCGTTTGGTGGATATTCACCTTCGGTGGCTATAGCAGCATCAGCAATGCCCCAAGTATCTCTGACAGGAGTGGGAGAAATGGTTCCTGACAGTGAGTTGCCATCATTTTCCCGAATTCCGACTATGCCGGGAGCAAGTGTACCTATATCTAAACCCCCGCCCTTGATAGAGGGCCGTGAGAGTACGCACGCACCAATGGCCGAAATACCATCGGGAATATCAGTATTAGACGTGGCTCGCCAAGTGCCGTTGGCAGCGCCCGTTGCACAAGCATTAACGAAGAATTATTCTGCTATGATGAAACTAGTAGATAGTAAGCGAAGGAGATAATATAAATGTCTGTTAAAAATTCAACCGTTAAGAATATTCCTATAGGTTTAACGCTTCCAATTCGGCGAGGCAATGTTGGCTATTTCGATCAGTCAATCGACAGTTTTACGGCATATCGGATGAATATAATAAATTTAATACGTACAAAGCCGGGTGAACGGAGGATGAATCCAACATTTGGATGTCATCTGTGGAATATTGTATTTGAGCCGAATGATCAATTTATTCCTACGAAAGTGAATAAAGTCATAGAAGATGATATTACGAGATGGATTCCGGGGGTTTCGGTGTCGTCGGTAAATGTCAATTATATCGATGACGATGCAAGTACTAACTTGAGAGATATGTATAAATTATATATTGTAGTAAAATTTATTGTTACATCCATCAATCAAGAGGATGTGGTAGAAATTATTCTTGATACTAATAAAGTATAACGATGATATCATTTCTTATAAAAACAAAGCCAAATAAAACAACAAGTCATTGTCTATTCAATGGCTCGTTGAAATTTTACATTCAAAAAGTTATGGCGGTGTAATGCTACAACCAAGGAAATAAAGATGCCCTCCAACACACAAAAATCATTTCAGCCCAATGCAAAAGACATTAGATATCTCAATCGAGATTTTTCATCTCTTAAAGATGCATTGATCAATTTTTCCAAGACTTATTATCCAAACACATATAAAGATTTTTCGGCGGCTTCTCCCGGTATGATGTTCATGGAGCAGGCCGCATACGTGGGCGATGTTTTGAGTTATTATACCGATTATGCATTCAAAGAAGGCCAAATGTTATCGGCAACAGAACGTAAAAATCTGATTGCGCTTGCTGCCCAGCTTGGATATAAGATAAAGCCGTCTCGTGCTTCTACGGGATATGTTAATTTAATGCAATTGTGTCCTTCTACGGACGATGGATTTGGGAATTATTATCCGGATCCAAATTATATGTTGACAATAAAAGATGAATCTCAATTCTCAACAAATAATAATTCGTATTATATATTAACATCTATAGTGGATTTTTCCATCAGTTCATCATCTTCTCCGAGAAAAGAAGAAGTATACTCTCGCAATTCTGATGGAACTCCTCAATTTTTTCTTTTAACGAAGCAGGGAATGGTAAGTTCGGGACAAGTATTAAAGAAGGAAGTTGCGGTTGGCAATCCGTCTTCATTTTTTACTATTCAAATGGATGAGCCAAATATATTGGAAATTTTAAGTGTTGTAGATTCGGATAACAACAGGTGGTATGAAACGGAATATCTCGCTCAAGAGTTGGTTCCGATTTCTGTAGCAAATTCAACCGAATATGAGGGGTCTCTTTCTCAATATAAGGATTCGGTGCCATATATTTTAAAATATTTGAAGACTTCTCGCCGATTTATTACTACAGTAGATGAGGATAATTACACCACTCTTCAATTTGGGGCAGGTATCAATGGAGCGGATGATGAAATTGTTACATTTGATTCCAATTTAATTGGAATCGGATTGACTAAAGCCGCCGACGTTAACGTGCCTATAGATCCAAGTAATTTTTTACAAAATGAAAATTATGGTATTGCACCGCAAAATACAACATTAACAATCACTTATTTGGTTGGCGGAGGATTATCGTCCAATTGTCAGGGGGATGAAATTAGAAATGTTGTTGCGGCTATTTTTGATAATTCCGAGGAGGGACTATTGCCGGAACAATTGAATTTATTAAATACTGTTAAGAACTCGCTTCAAGTGACTAATCCATCACCTGTGGTTGGCGGTAAGGATGCTGAGACCGACGAGGAAATTCGATTGAATGCTATGGCAAATTTTGCTGCTCAGAGTAGAACTGTCACTCAAAATGACTATCTTGTAAGAGTATATTCTTTGCCTGCACAATTTGGATCTATAGCAAAAGCACAAGTAATTGCAGATACAAGTCTGGAGATTGGAGTAAATAAGATATTAGATGGGGTAGTTAATCAGGACAATGTCGGAATGGTATTTGACAATAGCGTTAACAATTATTTTCGAAGAATTGCGTATGATGTAACGAATCCATTTGCCATCAATGTATACGTTTTATCTTACGATGCTAATAAAAAATTGGTCAGACCAAATGCGGCATTGGTCAAAAACCTTATAACTTATCTAAAACAAACCCGCATGATTACTGATGGAGTTAACGTTATAGATGGCTATATCATTAATATTGGGGTAGAGTTTTCCATCACTGTATATAAGGGCTTCAATAAAAAGAATGTATTATTGGACTGCATAACGGCGGTTCAAAACTTTTTTAATATTGATATATGGAATTTCTCACAACCGATCAATTTAAGTCAATTACAACTCGAAATTGCAAAAGTCGATGGAGTTCAGTCAGTAATAGATGTCAAAATTACTAATAAAACGGTATTGGACGGTGATTATTCGCCCATAGAATATGATATCCAAGCAGCAACAAAAAACGGAGTGATATATCCATCGGTTGATCCTAGCATATTCGAAATACGTTATCCCGACAGTGATATTCACGCCAGTGCTTTGTGATTTAAAATTTCCCGAATAATATATTAAAAGAATGTTTGGGATATAAGGTTGTAGAACCGTGGGAAGGTGAAATAAATAGAGGAGATTACGAGAAGTTGAATATTTATATCTGATATGATCAAACTTAAATCTCTTATTAAAGAAAATTCTAATGATTCTAAAATAGAATCGTTTATAGAATCTCTTTCGTCTTTCGGGTTAGAATTTCATACGTGGTGCATTGGCGATCCCTCTGTTGCTATAAAATGGAAGGGCAGCACCTATCCAACGATAACAGACTCGGAAAGAATTGTAAAAGTAGCATTGGATAGAACAGACATTTTTTCCCATAATGGGAGTGTATGGGTGGGAGATCCAAATCGTCCAATGTTAGATGGATATGTTATTCAGGCTATTATAACCGATCCTAAACAGAGACGAAAAGGTAAGGCGAAAGAAATGTTGAACAAAGTATTAGCTGCCGCAGATGCTTCGGGTATTAAATTAAAATTGGAACCGGTCCCGATGAAAGATTTTATTAAGAAAGGCGAACCAAGCCTTACACAATTACAGTTGACCAAATGGTATTCCAAGCATGGGTTTCGAAAATCACCTGACGCTAATATAATGACACGATATCCAAAAAATTAAAGACGTATGCATCACTTTATTTATCCAAGCAAAGATACTTTCATCACCAATCGTGACGGCCAATATGGGAAAAACTTTGGCGTAGATGAAATTCTCCAAATTGGAACTACTAATAAGCCCGTCGTTTGTCTTAGTCCGACAAAGGATTATGTTTATACCGATACTATATTTAATGGAATCGGAGTTCAAAATTTCGGCGGATATTTTACGGGCTCATTCGGGGGAACCGTCGCAAGTTCCGACGGTATAATGTCAGGAAGTATATTGATGTTTAGTGCATCCTATTTTAGTGGTTCTGTGGACGGAGTAGTGATAGAAACCAGTGGGAGTATTTCCGGAAGTTTGATTGATGGAATTATAAGTGGATCTATAATTGCGCCCTATGTCTCCGGACTTTTCGTAGGAGAAATCACGGGAGCAGTTGCGTGTTTAACGGGTACGGGTTCGGGGGTTGATACGAGGGCTGAGTCAAATTGGATTACAACGAATGGACAATTTGTAAATCGGTCGCTGTTAACATTCAATATTCAAAGGATTTCAGAATCAATTGCAAGTGGAGATATTTCAAATCCACGCTTTCTTCTCAATCTTAAAGTTTGCGATGAATATGAATTGCCAATTACATATACTATTTATGCATATCCTATAAGTCAAAGTTGGGTGATGGGCAATGGATATTGGCTCAACGGTGGATCTAGCGAAGGCGTAAGTTGGAATTATAGAGATCGTACGGATGGTACTCCGTGGTATACGGCATCCATCTCTACACCAAAGCCCGCCATTGATTTTGTGTCCAATCCATCATTATTAACGGCATCGTTTGGATATGGCGGCGGGACGTGGTATACCTCAAGTTGTGCATCGCAAAGTTTTTCATATCAGCCATCAGATATTTGTATGGATGTTACGCCAATTGTGACGCAATGGCTGAATGGAGATATTCCCAATAATGGATTTATTCTTCTCAGTTCGGATGAACTTCTTGCTACGGGGTCTGGATTTACATTAAAGTTCTTCAGTAAAGATACTAACACAATCTACTCACCCTATCTCGATATCGCATGGAATGATGCAGTATTTACTACGGGTAGTATTTCTACGGGAAGTGTTCAAATTTCCACAATCAATCCTGGGATATCCGCCTCTATTCAAAGTGGCTCATCTATGAATCTTGCGGGAGGAATTAATGGATGCTTTTCGAGTAGTGTTATATTATCATTAGTTCCGCATTACATTTTAGCAACTGACCAAATATTTGATTATTCCGCACCCAATTCACAGGCGAACAATGTGTGGTGGGCAAACAACGGGTATCATTACGATAGTTGGGAATCGGCGTGGGATTTAGATCCATATCACGGGGGATTTTTGCCAAACACCGATATAACAATGACGGTAATGCCGAATTATGGCAGTCCGCCCGTAAGTCAATTTACGGGAAGTTTTGTCGGGTCTTTTATGGGGACTGCGTCTTATGCCGAAGGAACTATTTCTGGCAGTATGTTAATATTTGACGCATCTTATTTTACAGGATCTATAGATGGAGTGAGTGGAATTGAAACGAGTGGTGCAATATCCGGAAGTTTAATAGATGGATTCATCAGTGGCACTATTATAGCACCGCAGATGATTGGAGTGTTTGATGGAATGATTACAAGTTCGATTGCGTATTTAAATGGTACAGGGTCGGGAACTTATTTGGATTCTACATTCCAAAGTTTCACGGGATTTGCAAATGGGGCGGGATTGAGTGGTAATATCATAGGGGTTCCCGTATTCGGTTCTACGAATGGGCTTATAGCATTATCTCAATCATTGATAACGGGGTCGTGTGGAACGCAATTTTATACATATCTTGCTAAAGCTATTTTTACAGATGGTCCTTTCAGCGGAAGCACATTTACGGCGTATTATAATAACAATAAATTCGAGAATGCGCTGCTTACGGGATCTTGGAATGAAGTCTCGTTGCTCGGCGCACATATAAATATTCCACTCCCATCTCAGATTGACCCGTATGTGTACGCATATGTGTATGGTCCATACATTAGCGGAACTGCGATGGGAACTTATACAATTTCGGGATCGGTGAGCGAAAGCGGCGGTTCCAATAGTGCAAGTTTTAATGGTCAGTTTATAGATGGTGTAACCTTGGGTGCAAGCTTACGGGTACAATTGAGCGGAAGTATTTATACTTCTAGTTACAATTATACCAGCAGTATAGCCATGACTTCGAGTGTGTTTAATGCGTTGGATATTGAGAGGCCATTCTCAATTAATTTGCAAAGCTTGCAACCGCAATATAAATCGGGCGATATGGTTAAAATATATGTCTTTGGACGTAAGAAATATCCACAAAAATATTTCGGACGCTCAACTCAACAAGAACAATATATGATACCGGAGTCACTTCCATCGTCGTCGTTTTTTGCATTAAAGGATAATCAGACGGATGAAATTGTGATCAACTTTGATGAATTTACTCAAATTTCGTGCGAGTATCCCTATGGTAACTTTTTTTATCTGGACACAACGGGGTTGCCACAGGAACGATACTATCGTATACTAATTCAAGTAAATAATTCAGATAGCAGTTATACAATTGATACGGGGAAGATATTTAAAATTGTCAGAGGAAGTTCCAAGGCAAGCCCTGCGTGGTCTTCATCTGAAATAGAATAATACAATTATAATATGGCCGATTTTTCAAAAGATATTTATGAATTTAAACAAAATGGAACATACACATATAAATTTGATAGTGTAGGTAATCTCATTTTTAATAGTTCTTCCGCCGATTTTTCACAGGTTTATGTGGCGTTTCCACTGTACGATGTTGTATTTAATGATAAGAAAGTAGATAGCTTTTATAATCCCGAATTTGAAGAATTTATTCCGATGACAAGTTCATATACAACATCATCAATAGATGCCAATGCGCTCAATCGGCAGATGGCATTATTGCAGACGGAAAACGATCAATTGAAAGTTCAGCTAGATAATGCTATTGCTAATAGTGAAACTAGTGGATCACTCGCCGATCAAATGGCAATAAAACAAGTTATTCTTGAGCTTCGCAAGGCACTTGGTCAGGGAAGAGTTGACAGCGATTTCTCAGATACATTCCCATACACAGCGTTAAGGAAGGGTGCTAAATAATATGGAATATACCTCATATCAATTAGTTGGTGAAAATACTGCTAGTTTAAATACTGGATCGTATTTAAATCGGGCAGAATATTCCTTATTTGTGAAGGGGTTTGCTACTGAACCTTGGTATGGCCTTTCTGCGAATGATGTGATAGAGCTTGGCGTATGGGATCACAATCAAAATCTTATTTCTTGGAAGACGATTGGTCAGGAAAAACAATATAATCCCGTTACCCTTTCATATACCAATACATTAAATTTCCCCGTAACCTATTCATATAGGGAATTAATCTCCGACTTTATTCTTTATAAAAATGAACAAATTCTTGTGAATCCGTCGCAGGAATTGTCGGCATCATTTCAAATTTTATCCGGTAGTTATATACTAACATATAATTTTGTCCGTGAGATGGCGGGCAATATTTCCTCACCATTAGTAGTCAAAGACATTTCTCCATCACGAAAAGAACTTAAGCTCGTTCCTCTCAGTGCGTCAACTCCTGCTTATAGCGCATTTTGTCAGAAGAAGGTTTTAGTTTCAGATATTTCTCCACTTTATATTGACTCTGTAAAAAACTGCCCGTATAGTAATATTTACTCGGCGATTGCTCCACTGTATCCAAATGAAATTAATATCATTAGAAATGTTTTCTTTTTGACAACGGATGCGGCAATTGTTCAATTTTTTAAAAACTTATATGAAGATCAGTGGATATATAGATCGACATCCACCGATACCAAATCCGAGACTATAAGAATTCAGGGAATACGAACATACTTTGATAATTTCCTTCTCTCTAATTTGGAAAAAATCGTAGATTTTGCGGAAGTAGATGGTCGTTTTATGGGATTTGTTTCGGCCTCTATAGAACGCAAATTTGCTCCGATTGGAGCACATCCTATCCAGCCATATGTAGAAGCGAAGGCATTTGTATTTGATTTCTTTACGAAATATTTTTACACTCCAATTTCGAATCGTCTTTCGAAGATTTATAATGACAAATATTATTCGCATTTAAAAAATGCTCTCAATTTTGGAAATAATCGCCTGCTTCCGATCATTAATAGTGGAATGATGGATGAGCGGGTAGATTCTACGGATTCGATGACGCTTTTGCTTAAACTTCAAGCAGAACTTCCAAATGATATTCAAATTCAAACGCCGTGCTGGGTTACAAACGTATCATTGACACCATATGTTGTTAATGCTATAATAAAAAGTCCAAGTTCTAGTATCATTTATAAAATCGGCCCTCCAAATTTTTCAATTCCCATTCCGAATGCAAGTATGACAAATACTAATTTGTCTTACACTGCGGAAGATTTAAAGATAGAGGATCAAACGAATCGGGAAGTAGATGTTAGCAAAAATATTCAGGAATTATCGGTAGATTATACCGATTTTCAAAATTTCGTGGTGTTTTCTTCGGCAGAACTCCGATTAAAAATCTTTAAGAATAAAATCATTAATATTTCTGCTTTAAGTTCTTCTCTGAATACATTAAACAGTAACAACAGTACATTTATCGCCACGAATGGAAGCATTTATCCAAATTATTCTCAAGAATATGCGGATATTCAGGGAAAAATAAACGAATATATTGATTCATTTGATGGATATGAATCATATCTTTATCGTGGAGGCAGCTACACTTATAAAAGTGGAAGTTTTGTAAGCTCCAGTTATGTAGTGGAAATGGATAATTTGGCGGCGGCATATGATAAGACAAATCGTGATAGTCTTATCAACAATTGTCCCGAACATATTTTAACCGATTCTAACAACGATGAGTATATTATATTTCTATCGATGATTGGTCATTTCTTTGATAATATCTACATTTATATTGCCAACATGCCATCGGAGAGGAGAATTGGCAATGATACTTCGGCTGAATTTACACGGCGAATTGTAGACTATATGCTCCAAACATTTGGATGGAATCTTGATGATTCGTTGGAGCAAAGCAACATTCTCAACAATTATTTGACATCTGAGGAAGTTGGCAATCTTAATGCTATATCAGCCGAAGATAGATTAAAAATAATCCGAAATCGGATATTGATTAATCTTCCGCAAATTTATAAGACTAAGGGAACTGAAGAGGCGGTCAAATTAATCCTGGCGTGCTATGGTATTCCGTCTTCTCTTTTAAGTGTACGTGAATATGGTGGGATGAATTATGCAGATGAGAAGGCATCGTATACCACATATGAGCGGGTTTATCTTAGACAGTGGAATACAGCGTCACAATATGACACGTATTATTTACAATGTCCGCCCGGATCTCGCACATATCTTTATAAATTTTCAGTAGATGATGCGGAATCATATACCTACGGAATAGATCATGCGCTTGTAGGTGGAGTTTCCGATATTAGCGTGGGATCAACAACGATAGATGGATCTGGAGGTTGGGCTTCGGGATTTGTCAGAACTCCAAATAAAAATAGCGGTAAAATATTTTTCCGCATAGGTAATATTGCTGGCCCGATTTTAAAAATTTATAGTCCCGAATTTCCACTGTTCGATGGAAATATTTATAGCGTTATGTTGCGACGTAATCAGCCCGATGCCGGGTTCGAATACCCAGAAGACCCCAACGCAACTCCATCTAAATTTGATTTATATGTTCAAAGAAATGAGAGCGGGGAACAAATTTTACGACTAACATCAAGTGTAATTTGTTATGATACGGCATCTAATTACATGTTTGGAGAAGCGGGACATATTCTTATAGGCGGATGGTTTACATATTGGAATCGTGGCGGATACACGGGATGTTTTGACAAATTTCAAATGTGGCGTACATCTTTGAGTGATAACGATTTTGAAAATTATGTAGACAATATAAATTCTTATGCATTTGGTGGATCTAATTCACACGAAAATTTAATTTTCAGAATGCATTACGATTATCCCATAGATCAGCGACAATTTGTTACGGGATCGAGCGATATTTTAGAAGTCTCGGATACGAATTGGGCAGGCGTATGGCAAAATGGAAATCCATATTTTGCTACGGGATCGGAAGCTAGACTGGAAGAATTATATGGGATTTACGGCGTCAATGTAGATTATATGGTAAGTCGTGGTGCTTGGCAGGGAGCACAAACTCTTACACCTGATACATGTTCCGCAACAGGTTTTATTTCTTCATCTTGTTATCCGTGGCAATTTAAAGTCATAGATTATCCAAACACGTGGAATATTTCCAAGTATGGGCCAAATAAATTTAGAAATGAAAAGATTCGTCACATCTCACAATCCATCGAAGCAAGATTTGATAATTTGAATCGTTCTACATATGTGCCCGCAAGCTCGACTTCTCCCGATTCTAATCAAGTTGGATTTTTCGTAGATCCGCAAGACTTTAAAAATCGTGATATTGTCAGATATCTGGGCAATTTTGATCTTATGGATTCTATCGGAGATCCGTCCAATCAATTTTCTCAAAGTTATTCTTCACTTAAAACTTTACGAAAAGAATATGCCGATGCTCACTTACCGTCAGGCGGAAGTAAAACATTATATAATGAGTTGCTCATTCTTTATAAATTGTATTTTAATCGCTCGGTATTTGAGTCAATTCGCAATGTCCTGCCATCACGTGCAAATACAATCGTCGGGGTTCTTATAGAGCCGACTATTCTGGAGCGTCCAAAATATCAAGCTAAAGAAGTGTCTAGTGAAATAAACAGTGGATCAGCAGTATATCTTGAATGTGCTGCCGTGCATTATTATAAAGACCCGTTGCCTGAAAATAGGTTGGTCACCATTGCCGGATCAAGTGCAGAGATGGAGCGATCCACTTCCATCGAAGTGTCATATATTGCTCTTCCCGTTCGTGATTATCCCGTCAATTTTGGGGGCAATTATATTGCAGATTTTGCAGATCCATATAACAAAGGCCATTTTACGGGCGGTATTCTCTCTCAGGAGGAATTACAGTCTCTCATTTTATTGCCCGAAATTAATTTTATAGGAGTTCCAACATATGGAGTTGCGATGCTTCCCGTTCAATTTACTGCCCAGTGTTTTAATACAACCGCATATAAGTGGATATTTGGGGATGAAGCATTATCACGAATTAATCCCGCCTCTTTTACTGAGATTGCAAGTCCTACCCCTCTTCACACATATGAGTGGGCAGGACTTTATACCGTAACATTGACTGGATATAATGGTGGATTTAGCAATTCCAAGACACGGGTGGATTATATAAAGATAGACGCTCCTATCATTCACGCCGATTTCGAAGCGACTCCCACTGCGGGCATTGCAAATAGTTCTATTTTTACATTTACTAATAATAGTACTCTTGCAAATGCTCCACTGTCTAATTTATCATATTTATGGCAATTTGGCGATGGCACGACCAGCACTGAAATTAATCCGACGCATATATATGCGAATCAAGGTACATACACAGTCACTTTAACTGCAACGTGGGGTCATTATTCCGATACCGAAGTGAAATCTAATTATATCTTTGCTGACACGCCGATTACTCCGTGTGGAGGAACAATCAATGCTACGGGTGGTCAATCATGGCCAACGCCATATTCAACCACAATAAATTTGGGAACGAGCACTGGAGTAGTTACATTAAGATATGATATGTATAGTGTGCCTGATCGTATGGCGGTTGTTTGGAATGGCAACACGGTAATTGATACTGGATATTGCGGAGACAGCCGTTATCAAAGTCAAATTGATAGCATTGTTGGACCGGGCAATACGATAAGAACACCGAGCCGAGGCACAGCAACATTTAACAAGACCGAGAGTGAGCCACAATCCGTAACTATTTATGTGTGGGGTCCACTCGGTGGAACGTCGTGGAAGTTTAGTATCGGTTGTCCAAATAGTCCGCCCGATCCATTTCCCGAAACTGAGGATGATCCTCCACCGGGAGGAATTCCGCTTTAATTATTTTAATATATGATTGGAGAAATATTTTTCAATATGATGGAGCGTCAACACCCGATATTGGGTAGTTCTACCTTTTTGATGAAGCGATGGAAAAAATATACAATTTACTCTAAGAGTGGATCATATGTTCGGACAAATTATCTTAAGAGTGGATCTTATGGATGGAATGGTAAGGAAAATTCGGCGGCCAATTTTCAAAAGGATATTGCGTATAATAGAACAAATGCTCCGCATGGAGGAGTGTATTTTAACGAGCAGAGTTCTATAAAAGACGAATGGTATCAGACAGCGTCCATTTATTTGTATGATTATGTGACTGTTACTCAAGCATTCTATTTTCAATATGTTTATACCGCATCTGTGGCAGATCGGGTTCCGTCAGACGATAGTGATTATGCTGGAAATATTCCTACCAATAAGTGGAATCATAGGGAGGGGACGTGGCGCAATAGTCCGAACTCAATCTATAGTAATTGGGTGTGGCATAATAACTCCTCATTCGTATATAGCGGAAATGATTATATATGGCCATATAATTCAATAGCGAGTATGCTTGTGGGGCGTCCAATATATGGATGGTCTTCAATTTATACAGGAACTCCCGCATGGGACATGGGATATCAAAAGCGAATGAAAACTCCATTAATATGGGACGATGGCACATATTTCGAAGTTGTTAATGGGTATCCAAGGAATCATTTTTCTCATAAGCGCCCATTATTTTCACTGTTTTCTTATCAAACTAGTGGACGCATTCATAGAACTTCTACAGGAACTCTTGCTCCACGAGATCCGGGGCCGCTCAATCCTGAATCTATGGATATTACCCGCTCATTTTATACGGAAATCGGCTATTATATGAGAAATCGTCAAACAATATCCACAACTATTGGACAAAATGGGTTGGAAGATGGAACGTTGCCCGTTCGATCGTTCCAAGTTGGAAATCTTAATTTAGTACAAACGGATAATGTAATAAACCACTAAAAAGACTTCTCCGATGATACTTATAGATGAATACTCTTATAAAATTATATGGCATACATTGACAATCAAAGCATAACCGTTGATGCAGTTCTAACTAAAAAAGGCCGTGAACTGCTTGCAAAGAATGGTAATCTTAATATCACGTCATTTGCTCTTGCAGATGATGAAATTGATTACACTTTATACGAACCAAATCATCCACAGGGCAGTGCATTTTATGACATTGCCATAAGAAATACTCCGGTCTTTGAACCGCTGACTGATGAAACACAAGTAATGAAATATAAGCTTGTCACATTAAATCAAGGCGTAACTGCGATTCCCGTCATTACAATTGCGCAGGATAAAATTTTAATTACGAAAAATTATACGGGTGATATTATCATTTCACCTTCTACCAATCCCGCATATAATCTTCAGGCGGGATATACTGCAATTCTCGGAAATAAAACCGTTGGTACTCTTATTGTTCAGCAAACCAATGCGATAAATACCGTGTCAAGTACAGTTCCAACATTTGCGGGAGACATCAATACTACTAGTGCTCAAGTTGTTGTTGGAAATAGTTTTAGATTTGTTCCAAATAGTAGTTTGGGAAAGACGACCACGACTAATTTAACAATTATTGGAAATGAATCTGGAGGAAGTATTGCGATAGAAGTAACTGTAACCGTACCAACTCAATAAATTTATGATATTTAAAACATTCAATGCCAATCAAGATATTGTAGCCGGGCGTACGACTCGTGTTGCTAGTGGATTTTGGCCAAATGGGCTAACAAATTGGAGTCAGAGTTATTTCGTCGATGATTTTTGGGCATTAACAAGTTCCGCATCTCCATCTCCGTCTTATGGAACTTCTTATTATGATGTTCGTCGGACGATGTATTATACCAATGTTTATCCGGCCGAATCATATAAAAATAATTCCGATCCATATTTTTGTATTACGTACGGTCATATCGCAGGACATTTGGGAAGCGGATCATGGGCACAAGAGTCTGCAAGTATCCAAGCATGTCCAACAAAAGCGATTTATACTCAATATAAAAATCTTTTACTCGGAACATATGATTTGGATAATAAATTTACAATGATGTCTGCGAGTACTACGGTTGCTGCGGATGATATATGGGTTATAGATTTTTCCGCTTATAAAATGAAAGACCGAATCGATGAGGGGCTTCTCGAATTTACATTTAGTGGATCTTGGGACAATACCCTTACATTAATAGATGATTCTATTTACACTACGCAGAACCAAACCGTATATC